TGCCAGAAGTTTTGCGTCCTTTACCAAGAACTTTTTCTAACAAATTGAGTAAATCATAATTTATCATAACAACACTTTTTATAGAATAGTTTATATCACAAATATAATAAAAATTTGTGACAATTACAAACACTCATCCAACCATTCTTTTGGAATATCTTTTTTTGCCCACTTCCAACCTTTTTTATCACAATACTGAGCGTATGTGGTTTTACTTCCTTTATATAACTTTGCGTTTGGATTTTGAAATACAAATCGAATATCTATTTCTGAATATTGTTCAAATATTAAATCAAACTTTAATCTGTCAGTTTTTACCCATCTACCCTTTGATTCAATATAAAGTTTATCACCGTTTTTCTTAGTAAGAACAAAATCAGGAGTATAGTTGTGTTTTGTTGCTGGTTGTATATAGGATATTTTATGGGTTTCATAACCGAATTCTTTTTTCGATTCTTGAAGTGAATCATTTATATTGTCTTCCAATCCACTTCTGAAACCATGCTTTATTGCTACGGCATTTCTTTTCATTATTGATCAAATCGAATAATAAAGTTCATATCAACATCATCACGTTTTGCCGTTGGATTCGCTAACTTTGCAATAGCAATTAATTCATGCGTATCATTGTAAAGTCCAATTGTAGTTACGTATGGATTAAAGAAAGAACTTGTAACGTAATCTTCTATTTTAGAAAATTCAGAATCTCTATTTTTCCTGATTGAAGGATTTTGTGTGAAATTAAATTCATTCTTTCTTATTTTACAAATAATTTCATGCTCAAAGAAAGTTGCTTTTGATTTGAAAGTACCAGCAAAACCATAATCTAATGAATTATAATCAAAGTTTCCTTCTTTTCCTAACAATGCGTTTTTATATTTTGGTCTTGGGTCTACAACACTAACAACACCAGTTTTATAAAATATATTACCAACTCTTGCTGTTTGATAAGCATAGCCAGTATTAAAACTGTTATCACGTAAATATTGAATTTCGGTTGAATTTAATCCTCTATCATACACTCTAATTTCATCCATAGAACCCGAAAAAGAACCGCTGTTTGTACCGTTTCCTGCAATAAATAAATAACGGTCATTTGTTACCATTGAATCTATTGAGGATGAAACACTTGATTGTAGTGTTCCGTTTAACCATATTTGAAATAAACTACCACTCTTTTGACAAACAACATGATTCCAAACACCAGTTGTTAATTGACTTGATGTTGCTTCGGTTGAATGTATAGTTGAACTTTGTTTTAATTTTATTCTATGCGGATTTGTATCAGTATTATTTGTTATAGATATATCAAATGGGTATTGGTTAGTTGGCCTTACTTCATCGGTTATCAATATTTTATTAGAAACCAAAAACACATAATCAGTTGGAGGTGCTGGCATAGGAGAACTTACAGTAGAATTATCAGTTCCTACTCCAATTGATTGAACTTGTGCAATACTACTTGTACTAGCAATACCACCAGGTGTTCTTTTTATAGGTGGAGTGTAATATTCAAATTTATCTAATGGTGAATCACCTCTATGATTTAGATAGAAATTATCAACGGGTTTAATTGTATTTTTATTAAATAAACTATTGTATGTGTATTGCGTATTTGATTGTGAAGGTGGAACATTTATCCAAAAACTAAAAGAAAAATCTTGTGATTTTAAGAAATTAAATCTATTAGTTTCTTTTACTCTCAAATAAGAATCATTAAATATTGCTGAAACACCAGTTGATTGAGAAGTATCTGTTGTTGGGATACCAGACGAATAATTTATTTTAGATGGATTAATAATTTCAACTAAATTTTGATTCGATGAATAATCAACAACATAACTTTTTCGTTTCTTTTTGAAAGCAGCTTCTCTATATTTTTCGTTAAAACCAACATATAATAATAATCGCTCTTTATCAACAAACTTAGAAGTATCAAACGCTGTATCTATTAAATTACCTTGTCCATCATCTTTCAAAGAATATTGTTGTGAAGCAGTTGTTATATTATTATTTGTAACTTGAAATGATTTTTCAACAATACCTTCACCAACCATCTTTCTCGGTAACAACAACATAGAACCAGATTCAGATAAATAAATTTCTGAACTGTAATCCGAAACAGTTGATGAATTTTTAACATTATCATAATCTTTATAATGATTATGGTCAAGATAATACCACAGAAGTTTTGGATCTAAACTCTGTGATTGAAATGGTCGTGTATATAATGATGAACCTAAATTTACTATGTTGCCAAAATATCTATGATTTTCAGGATACAATATTCTTAAAGGTTGCATGCCGAAATTATTATAATAATTTATACTACCGGTATCGGTTGTAAATTCCCAGGTTTTTTTTGTAGTAAATTCTCTTACGGTATAATCACCTTTTTTCAAAGTTTTCATAACATAATGAGTTCCAGTTCCATTTACTTGAAACGGCTGATTTGAATACTCAGAACCAAATGTTATTACTTCGTTTGTCATATTAATTTAATCTAACTCTTACTTGAAAAATATATTCATCATTTTCTGTTTTAAGAAGTGGTTTTTTTAGTTTACCAACTGCAACTAAATCGCCAGTATTGTTGTATAAACCAACACTTGTTATGTAAGAAAATGGTTTTAGTTGTGTACTATAACTAAGTGAACCTGTTTTATCTAACATATATGTATAATTATTTGAATAATTGAATTCATTATGATTAACTCTACAAAGATATGTTTCACGTCTGTATTCTTCACAAGAACGAGCGTACCAAGAACCACTAGCTTGTCTGTTTATGGTTGGAGTACAAGAACCACTTATAGATATAAATAATTTTCTAATATTATCACCATCTATTGAAGCAGTCACGGTATTAAATGAACAAGATTGATCCAACACAGTTCCATCTAATATTATAAATCCACTTCTTGGAAATATCATACCCCAAACTTCATTATTATTTTCGTCAGTTGGTCCTTCTTGTATTGAACCAGAAATTAAATAATAATAATCTTGTATGTAATTTTTAGCCGTATGATTTTCGTTAGCGTCACCAGAGTCATCTATTAACGTGTAGTTTATACTCGAAGAAACATCCATTGAAAAATTACTGCCAGTATTAATCAATTGATTTTTACTTGAGGATATTGGTGCTAATGTTATTTGAATATTACCTGGATCAATTCTATCTTTAAAAGAATCTCTATCGAATTGAATAACATAAAAATAATCTACTTTTTTATTGTTCTTAAAAATAAAAGAACCTTGATTTGTTCCCAAACACTCCAGTAAATATTTACGATATATTGATTTTGCTGGATTATAGTCTACACCGTCTACTACGAAAGATGAACCTGCACCACTTATATGTGCGTATGAAATATCAAACTGATGGTATGCATCCTTTGTTGTTGGTACACCATTGTAAACTGAAATATAATATTTAGAATGACTTGGAGAAGTTGAGCCTGTAAAAAATGTATTTATTCTTTCGCCTATACAGTTAAATAAACCGTTAGTATTATACTTAAACATTTCTGGTATACGGTCATACGCTCGTGTTATACCCTTAAATGCATAAACAGGAGTTGGGACCCATTCACTTGCAATATCTATATCAACAAAATTATCAAGTGGTGGTGGTCCATTGAACGGATTAGTTGCTGCGGGAAACTCACCTTTAGGTATAAAATAATCAATTACACCGTAACCATCTCTGTTTATTAAAACATTTTCTATTACAGGATAGCCTCTGAATTTCAAGAAGTTACAGTATTCTACTAGTAAGTTCAACAGTTTCAGATTTAGTGTTTTCCACGGTGGATTTACTTGGTATATTTTATCAATTGAAGAATTAATAACTTTTATTAATATATCATACGAAGTGTCATCTGTTATAATATTCGTATTTATAAAACGAAAATTTTCCCAAAGTTGTAAAAATAATTGGGAGGTTAGTATATCAATTGCAAAATTCAAATCGGTAACTATTGGATTTATATTGTATACAGAACGCTCACCTAAAGCAGGTAGTAATGTGTTTGTTAGCCAAGCAAAAGTATCAGTATACGCATCTAAATTATTTCTAGCTTCTTCATACTGAAGATTTATTTGTTGACCATAGTTTGAAGCAGAACCAGTATTCTGTAAAAACT